ATGTAGAGATTAAATGTAAGAGTAAAAAGCTTTTTCTAATTTATTTTGATTCTGACTCTTGGGCTTTAGGGCATGGCGATTCAGTATTGGTTGTCAAATCATTGGCGCAACTGAATAAAAAAAATGGCTATTACCCGCTGACATAAAACGTAAAGCTAGGGCTTGATTTTGAAATGTGAATCTTTGATTTCCTCAGAAACTATCCAGGCATACCGTGAAACGGAGTTTCGAGTGTTTGTCGATGATGTGGTGGTTTTGAAAATTGCTGAAAAAAACGAAGAACTCGTTGCTCTGTTCAAGTGCCACCGGAGTGAGGCTTGCGCCTTTGTCACTGCTTTTAACCCTCTTGGGGAGCTTCTTAGCCACGAGCAAAATTCAGATTTGCAGAAGCGACTTGAAGAAGAAATCCAGTTCAGAGGACTTACGTACATTGCTGGCGAAGGTAAACACCCTGTTGGAGATTGGCCAGGGGAGCCAAGTTATCTTGTCTTTGACATGTCTTTAGAGGCAGCAAAAATGCTTGGCAGAAAATTCAATCAAAACGCTATCGTTTGGTGCGGCTTAGATGCCGTACCGAAATTAATTCTGCTTAGGTGAGTGAGTTACCTCGACCCAAAAAATGTTCAGCCTGCCGCTCCCAATCCATGGGAAAAGGCTCCATCAGATCCTTCATCGTCAGATGCGCCGGGTACTTCCCGTCCAGGATAGCTTCGACAATCGTGGGTGACAGGTAGGCCAATCGCAAAATACGGCTCACAAACGATGGGCTGATGTTCTCGGACTTGGCCATGTCCTCAATTGAAGCGTGTGTGCCGTCAAATAGTTTGCGATGCCAACGGTGGCCGCGTGCCAGCAGTTTGACCATGGCGTTGTCAATCAGTGCCTCACGCCGCTCAATGGCCCGAGAACCGTCGGGCAGCACGATGACTGCCTTGCCACCGCGCCTGCGAAAAGTCATCGGTATCTCGGTGGTGAAACCCGGCTCGGTATCTTGGCTCATGCTGCCTCCAATTCTTTTTGTGGTTCAAGTGTGTCGCGCAGCAAGTTGTTCAAACCCTTGTCGTGCCACTTGATGGTGATGCCGCTTTTGCGCACCGTGATGCGCTCAACCAGGGTGTGCAGGACCTTGGCCTGCTCAGCTGGAAATAACTCCTCCCAGACCGCGTCGATGGACTGCAATGCGCCAACGGCATGCGGTTCTTCTACTGTGGGGCGCTGCGTGTTGACTTCACGCACCGCGTGGGCCAGCACCTCGGGTGAGCGCAGGATGCCCCGCATCTTTTCAACCACCACCTGTTCGATCTCACCGGCGGGGATGCGGCAGATGTCGCAGCTTTCTTTGCCAATCTTGATCGAGTCGGTGTTGATGTAATAACGGTAGGTCTTGTTCTGCTTGCGCGTCCAGCCAGGCGTGAAGGCCCGTCCTTGCTCCGAGAACAGCAACCCTCGCAGTAGGGACGGCGCGCTGCCACGTCCCGCCAGCCTGCCCTTGTTCATGGGTGTGCCGTTTTTAAGGTGCGTCTGCACCGTGTCCCAAAGCTCCTGGGTAATGATGCCGTCATGCTCGCCGGGGAAGTGCTGTCCCTTATAGGCCGCAATGCCAATGTAGACCGGGTTGCTGAAAATCTTGTAGACCGCGCCCTTGGTGATCAGCTTGCCTTGGCGTTCGACGCCCTTGGACGTTGTCCAGGACTTGGAGGTGACGCCGCGTTTGCGCAGGTCTTTGACGATGGTGGACATTGATGGCGTCGCGGCAAAGCGGGAGAACATCTCTTGGATGATGGCCGACTCCTGCGGGTTGGCCACCAACTTGCGCTCCACCACGTCGTAGCCCAGGGCGGGCATACCGCCCATCCAGATGCCTCGCTTGCGGGAGGCCGCGATCTTGTCGCGCACCCGCTCCCCGGACAGTTCGCGCTCAAACTGTGCAAAGGACAGCAGGATGTTGAGCGTCAACCGCCCCATGGAGGTGGTGGTGTTGAAGGACTGGGTGACCGACACAAAGGTCACCTTGTACTGATCAAACAGTTCGACTAGCTTGGCAAAGTCGGCAAGCGAACGTGACAGCCGGTCGATCTTGTAGACCACGATGGTGTTCACCAAGCCCTTACGGACGTCTTCGAGCAGGCGCTTAATGGCCGGGCGCTCAAGCGTGCCGCCGGAGAAGCCGCCGTCGTCGTACCGGTCCTTGAGCATCATCCAGCCCTCAGACTTTTGGCTGGCAATGTAATTGGCGCAGGCGTCGTGCTGGGCGTCCAGCGAGTTGAAGTTTTGGTCCAAGCCTTCTTCGGTGGACTTGCGTGTGTAGATCGCGCACAGGACTTTGGGGGTGGCGGTCATCAGATGCTCCTTCCAGCAGACATGCCAAAGAAGGTCCAGCCGTTTCGGTTGGTGCCAGTGATCACCATGGCAATGCGCGAGATGGACTTGTAGCGCTGGCCCGCGTATTCAAAGTCGTCGACGTGCACCACCACCTCGTGGCGCTGGCCGTCCCACTCGCGAATCAGCCGGGTTCCTGCAAGGGGCCTGCCGTCAGTTCGGCGGCGGCGCACATCCGGTTTGCCACCGTCGAGTTGTTCGCCCAGTTTCTCCAGGCGCTTTATGGTCTCGCGCCGCAGGCCGCCAAGGGCCAGTTCTTGGATCCGGTAAGCAAGACGCGTTTCAAGGAAGCGCCGGTTAAAGGGCGGTGGTTCGGTCAGAAACATTTCCCGCCACATCTGCTTGAGATCCGGGGTGGGTGAGGTCTTGAGGGCTGCAACGCGTGCAACAAGTGAGTCATTCATGGGTGTTGTCTTTGGTAGTCAAAACACCTGTATGAACGCTCTCTTCAGTACGGTTAGCAAGTTGAGCTTCGCGTTTTTGGCGGTCCAGAAGGCGAATTGCGCCCTGGGCCAGGATTGCGCCGATGACGGCCATCGGGCTTGGCTCGGCGGGCGGGGTTTGTGGTGGGGTGCGTTTTAGGGCGGTCATCTACATTCATACGGACCGAGCAGCAAGTTTTTCTCACCTGGGTTGGGTGGCAATCTAAAATTGCAACTAAACGTACGCGCACAAGGAGACGAAATGGGCTTTTACTACCGTGACTTGGAGAAGTTCGACCCAATGAAGGGCGAAGTCTCTTGGGCACCTTTTCGTGCAGCCAAAGATATTGCATGGCGAGCCAGAAATCTGCTCCATGGGCGAAATAACGATCAAGTGCAAAGCTTGGCTTCGGAATTGGACAGCTGGATTGATGCTTACTTTGACAGTGAGAACGAAAGCTCAATCCAGATGCTCAAGGATGAAAAACGCTACGACCTGCTTGACTCAGATGAAGATGGAAATAATTGGGAAATAAAGTCAGAGGCGCAAGACGAGTTTGACATCAGAACTTCCGATAACACCGAACCCATGGAAGCAGCCAAGGAGGTTTTTGAGTCCATGGATATCTTGCGTGCGCCTGATACACCGGACGCAAAAGATTACGAGTATTTTGCTGCGATGGCGCTTTCAATGATTGGCTCGTACCTTGACGCGCTTGAGAACACCTTCGACATCAAAAAAATGAAATCGGTCAAGCGCCTGACCAAGAATTACGAAACACATGAAGTGTCGAAATTTGGATCACAGTTGATCGAAGCGATGGAGGTAGTGACATACGCCGAGTCATTGAAAAGCATCGCCAGAATTGAAAAAACAATGCGAACGTCCCTTGAGAAAACCCATAAAAAGGATGTTTTGATTGTTGAAGAGCAGGTAAAAGCCCAGATCACAGCAATACACAACGAGAACAGAGAAAAACAACAAAAGTGGGGGCACAAGGGAAAAGATAAAAGCCTCGAGCAGCGAAATAAGTCACAAGCCGCAGTACTTGCTAAATGGGATTTAGATGCTTCCCTTCAAAAGAAAAGCAATGCAAAAGCAGCCGCTGCCCTTTGGGGATGGCTTGTAGACCAGCGCTATAAGCAAGACTTACTTGAGTTTTCACCTGAGACCATCGAAAAATGGATCTCGGCTCATAAAAAATCACTCACCAGCTGAGTCGGTACTTCTAAAAAGTACCGCGTTGGGGTACCCAAACGCGGTAAGTAGGGTATCCAAACCCCCTCGTTTGCCCAGCAAGCTCCCTGCTTTGGGGAGGCTGAGGTCTCGCGACATTTAGCGAGATTTTCCATGATGAGCGCACTTCTTAAACGAAAGCGCACACATGGAAAACACCGCACAAAACTTTGACCAAAACTATGTCGCCGCAGCAATCAGGGCTGCTGGTGTCAGGGCTTCTTCGCTCAAAAAATCCTTTCGCTTGTCCGACAGCGAATTCGATGACGTCAATCAGGAAATTTTGCTAGGGCTGCTTGAAAGAGCGTCCAAGTTTGACCCTGTCAAATCATCGGCAAATACCTTTACAGGTGCGGTCTCTCAGCACCTTGCAGCTGACATCGCTGGCAAGCTAACCCATGACCGAAAGTCGCTGGAGTTTCTTCCGCCGCAGGCTGAAGCAGCCAACGACTCCCAGTTTCAACCAGGCATTGACGCCCTGTGGGAAGGCTGTTCGCAAACATGGGGTAACGATCAGGACCTGTTTGCGGACAGCGACACATTGCACGACTTGAATGCAGCAATTGCATTTATGACTCCTGAGCAGGGACGCCTGCTTGATCTGTTAGCGACCCATCAAGACACGGCCACCGCGTGCAAAGCGTCTGGTATCTCGACGGCTACGTTTTATCGCCGCGTCAAGGAGCTGCAAATGCACCTTCGGATGTTTGGCATGAAGGCGGCAGCATGAGTGGGCTGAGAAAAACAGGCAGGTCACTCCGTATGAATGAACGTGACCAACAAATTTCATCGGAGAACGCTTTGCCGCTAAACATCAAATTGAGTGACTGCCAGGGATTGCCGCGCTTTCAAAGCTCTGGGGACTCCGAGCGCGGATTCAGGCCTTTTTACACCCCTGGTGTGGATGTCACCGAATCCATTTTGTGTGACTGGGTAGCAAGTGCACATGTTGGCCATTGCATTCAGTACCACGAAGGCTTGCTGCTGCGGGACCGTTCAGAGATCAGCAGCGACTTGACCACCAAGGACCGCGCCCGTATCCACTCCGTCGCCCGTCGCGCATGGATCGCCTGCGAGCTTGGCCTGGTGCACCTCTTTAGCCAAAAGGTAGGCGAGGACCACTACCGCTACCTGGCCATGCGCTCCAGCTCCCCATTGAAGCCACCCGAAATCCGAACCCAGCTGCGTATTGCGCAGATGGCCACCAGCAACCGCAAGCCCCACTGAAAGAAAGAGAACCCATGACTGCCGAACCCGACGTGCTGGATGAAATAGGCCAGCTTTACATGAATGAGCTCGACAAGCTCCCGCTGCCAGACCTTGACCGGATGATCAAGCAGGTCACCGTTGCCAAAGACACTGCAGCGTTGTACCTCAACGCATTGCAGTCCACCTTGCACAACCGATTGGGCGGGCATGCCCAGCAGCTTCGCCAAGAGGCTGGCAAGTCCACCGGCACGGTGCGCTTTGAGGTCGATGGCTACATGGTCGTCGCCGATTTGCCCAAGCGCCCTGAATACAACCAGGTCAAGCTCAAAGAAGCCGTGGAAGCGTTGCGCAAGTGGGGCGAGGACCCGGAGAACTATGTCGGCATCGAAATCAAAGTCGCCGAGTCCAAGTACAACGCCTGGCCACCCGGCATCCGCGATCTGTTCGAACCTGCACGCACGCTCAAAACGGGCAAGCCAAGCTACAAGCTCGAGCAGATCAAGGCCGGAGAACTCCCCGACGCTGCCAACGACAGTCACTTTGGCGGGGGTGTGTGATGGCCATTTCACTTGCACAACTTACACGCGCCAATACGCCCAAGCCACCCCGCATTCTGATTCACGGTGTTGCAGGCGTTGGTAAAACCACCTTCGCCGCAGAAGCCAGCAAACCTGTGTTCGTGCAAACGGAAGACGGTCTGGGAACAATTCCGGCAGCTAGCTTTCCGCTTGCACGCACGTTTGAGGAAGTCCTTGAGTCACTGGCCTCGCTGTACACCGAAGACCATGACTTCAAAACCGTGGTGATCGACAGCGTGGACTGGCTTGAACCCTTGGTTTGGGGCAAGGCCTGCCGCGACAACGGCTGGGGATCGATTGAAGACGCCGGGTACGGCAAAGGCTACGTGGCCGCTTTGAGCCTGTGGCGTCAGTACATCGACGGCCTGAACGCCCTGCGTGACGACCGTGGCATGACTGTTGTGCAAATCGCGCACACCGACATCAAGCGTTTTGACTCGCCTGAGCACGACCCCTACGACCGGTACGTCATCAAGTTGCACACCCGCGCAGCGGCGCTGATGCAAGAGCACTCCGACATCGTGCTGTTTGCCAACTACCGCATCTCCACCGTGAAGGCCGATGTCGGTTTCAACAAAAAAGTAAACCGTGCCATGGGCTCGGGCGAGCGGGTGATTCACACCGCCGAGCGCCCAGCCTTTTTGGCCAAGAACCGCTATGGCCTTCCTGAGACCCTGCCACTGGACTGGCAGTCCTTTGCCCAGGCCATGCCCGATGTGATCAAGCCCATGTTGATCGCCAACCCAGTCACCCCCACCAACCTCACCACCTGAAATTGAAATAGGAAAAATCACCATGGCTTCATTCGGACAAACTTTCGACGCATCCTCAATTGAACCCAGCAGCGGCTACGACGTTCTGCCACCCGGCAAATACCTGGCCCAAATCGTTGCAAGCGAAATGCGCGCAACCAAGGACGGCCTGGGTCAGTACCTTTACCTTGAGGTTGACGTCATTGAGGGGCAGTACGCAGGGCGCAAGCTCTTTGATCGCCTGAACCTCATCAATGCCAATGCAGATGCTGTGCAAATCGCGCAGCGCACGCTTTCCTCCATCTGCCGT